TTTGGGAACGTTATATAACGTCACCCTTGATTGTCCTAGGTTTGACTCGTTTAAAGGCATGAGAGAGCATTTAGCGGGTGCTCTCCTCCCTGGTAGCGACCATCATTGGTCGCGGGCGTTGCGCCGCTGCAAAATTTCGCAACGTTTGTCCATCTTAGGCTCGCTTTTCCTTTTTAGGAAAGTCCTGCCTAGTTCGCCTCCTTCCGTCTCCGCTTATGTTGACAACATGAGTGTACCTGCGAACCCCGCACCTGCCGATTTTCACCGCTTTATCTCCCGTGAGATTAAGGCGTTGTTTCCGGTAGGATGGGATCGTGGTTACCCTCGTGCCGTTGATAACTCAACTTTGAGTGTATCTTCTTGTCTTGAGCGAAAGCGGTCGGAAGGCGGGGTTAGGTCCCTTTGCTCTACATTTGACCGCAGTGAATTCTGCGGTCGTTTGTTAGAGCTTTACGGACCCCTACGTCCCCGTGCGAACAAGGTCAGGTTAGCGTTGGCCCAGTGTGACGGAAAGCAAAGGCTCGTTACGATCAACTCATCTGAGATGTCGTATTTGATGCCGCTGCACCACGCCTTATATGACAAAATATCAAAGGAAAAGTGGTGCCTCCGTGGTGAGGCGTCGGCGAATCGTTTTCGTGAGTTCACGGAACGTCCAGGTGAAGTTTTTGTCTCTGGGGACTACGAGTCAGCTACTGACAACTTAAATCAGAGTGTGCAGACGCACATTCTTTTCGAAGTTTTAAGTCGCTGCCGATTTGTTCCCCATGAGATCAGACGTTCCGCACTGGATTCCCTCTCTTGCGAAGTTTCTGGATCTGGGTTTGATACCTTTACCGCCCTGCGCGGACAAATGATGGGGAATGCTTTAAGCTTCCCCCTCCTTTGTTTGGTAAATTACCTCATTTTCAAATACTTCGTGAGACGAGATGTTCCAGTGAAGATCAACGGCGACGACATCGTTTTCCGTGCTACGGCTAAAGAACATGAGTCCTGGTCCCGCGGGGTCCAGTCTTGTGGTCTTAAGCTGTCAGCCGGTAAGACCGTTGTCGCTCGTCGCTGGTTCTCTTTGAACAGCACGTTTTTCGTTTCCAACAATAACAAAGTGAAAATGTGCCCCGTCGTCCGTTCAACAGTTCTCTTCAAGAGTCTAGACGACCTTTCTTCTTTGAAAGGCCGCTTCGACTCTTTTAAGTACTTTGACGGTAGGCGTCGTACGTTATTAACGGCGAAATTGTTGGCTCGCCTCGCCCGTCACATCTGGTACTCCCAACGTTCCGTCCGTCGTGGTTTGGAGATTTATGCCTCCGACCGTGCTTTAGAGATTAGTCATTTGGCGGATAGGGAGAGGTTTTACCTCTCCCTTCCGCCGCGTTGTGACTCTCATTTGCCAGTCGGGGTGAACGGTTATTACCGTTCAAAAATTCCTCCAGGGTGGGAAAGGAAGGTTGGTGTAAAGGATGATCCGGAGTTTTACCGGGAGGTGGTTGCTATGGCTTGGGACCCTGAG